AGAGAATCCAACATTTGACATAACAAACACCAATGGCAATTATGCCACCTTAGTTTTCTTAGTTTTAAATCCGTTGCAAGCTTCAACAAGTTCTAGCTCAGTTTTAGATGTTATTATAGATGCCACGTTTAAACAATTAGACATCATGGTTCCTTGCCCACGTTATATAACGTGGTCACAAGGATTAATAGATGGATTAGTAGACACAATTTCAGGAACAACAATTGGTGATGCTATAGATGTAGTATCAGGAATAACAAAATGGGTTGGTTTACATCAGCCTAACAATCCAACAATCAAAGAAAAAGTTTTAACAACACCTAGAAATAATCCTAATAACGTAGATCAAGAACAATTTTTCGAATCATTAGATCCACATTCAAATTTTAATAGAATTTATCAGTCACCGGTTTTCGGTACTGATCAAGATGAAATGAGCTTAAAATACATATTATCTAAACCACAATATTTGGGTACATTTACAGTTACAACAGCAGATCCTATTGGAACTTTACAATGGTCACGACCAATTTCTCCTTTCCAAGGAGGTTTTGGCAACGAGGGGGTTATTATCGGCAATAATATAGAATTATTACATCATGCATCGCGTTTTTGGAAGGGAAACCTTAAATTGCACATACATAGCACAATGAATAATAAACAACAAATTAAATTGAGAGTGATAAAGTTATATAATCCACAATATAAAATTTTGTCTTCATACCCAGTGTATGAATCGATCGTTAATGCACCTTCTGATTTATTAGAATTTACCGCAGGTGGGCAGGTTCAAACCATAGATTTACCCTACTTGTGTAGAAATGAATTAACTCCTTGTTCATTGGACAATACATTCGAAGCTCTTTTTCACGGAATGTATTATATTTATTCGGCTCAAAGACTGACATCATCAGATGGAAGTCCTGACACTGCATTTTTTAATGTATTTATGTCAGCAGAAGATGTAGAATTCTACGGATATTCTACCGAAATTTTAAAATATGATGGGTTTTTCACAGGACCTAATCCAATCACATCACAGTCGTTGAACGTGATGAACGAGCCACAAGAACAAGAATTAACAGTGCAACATAAAGTTCAAGAGAGAGCAGACCAATCAGAATATCGAATTGCACCAATCAAAAATTTAAGAGATTATTTCAGAAGAATGTATTTAGTGGATTATGATTCCATCAGAATATTATCACGAAATTCACAAGAAGCTAACTTTGATATAGCTTCAGTTATCGGTGAGGGAGCCAACCCCAATTCAACCGATAGCTTATTGACATCACTTAGTGCTATGTTTTACGGAAAGGATGTTG